GCCCTTGAGTAAGGCGGGGTCTTTTTATTTGGTGGGTTATAACTGTGTCGCCACTGTGTCGCCACCTCAACCAAGCAAACAACATAACTTATTGATATTCAGTAATAAAGTGGTAAAACAACGTAGTCCCGTACGGACTACAGGAACTACACACAAAGCCACTTGAATTACACAATAACAGTAATTCAAGTGGCTTTTTCGCTTTACAACGCACAGTCTATTACCTAAAAAGTGTAATAAGTTCCTAATAGATGTAGCGTTCGTGTCGCCACTGTGTCGCCACTACTGAAGTCGATAGGTTTGTAACACCTCTGCGACATGGCAACAGTAAAGTACTATCTCAAGCGACCAAAGGACAAAAACAAGGAGCTCAAGAAAACTCCAGTGTCCATCAATCTGAAGTTCTCTCTCGACCGTGACAATCGTTTCGAGCTTGCCACTGGTGAACAGATTCCACCTGTTTCATGGATGTTTAATAAACAACAAGCCAAGCCGAGCTACCGCGGAGCCGTCGAGCTTAATCTTACACTTACTCGAATTTCAACGGACATCATCCAACTGTGGCGGGATAACAAAACGCTTCCTCTTTCGGATCTCAGCGAGATGGCAGCGAATCTGATTAAGTTCGGCCAGGTCACAGCTCCGGTAGAAAAAAAAAGTCTTCACGATGTATTGAAGCTGTTCATTGAGCAGTATGGTAGAGAGAAGGACGAAAAGACCGTTAAGAAATACGAGGCCCTTCAAACCAAACTACAGCTGTTTAAACTCGAAGGCTTGTTCGTCGAAGATCTCGACATGACCTTCTATGATAAGTTCAAGCAGTTTCTGTACGATTGCCCTAATCCGAAATATGTAAACTATTCGTTACACCTTCACTCATCAGGAGACTACTGGGAAATTCTGCCAGATACCCTCGGCGATCCTGTAGGTCTGTTGGATGCTACGGTAATGAAGTATATCGTCAACCTTAAAACAGTACTGGAGTGGGCAGATAAGAGAGACTATCCGGTACACCCTTCTTACAAGAAATGGGAAATCATCAACCGGAAGTACAAACCTATCTCGCTCACCCGGACGGAAGTTGAGAAACTGGAAAATGCAAACATAACACCGGAGGCCGTTCTTGAAACTTTGGAGGTAGAAGACCCTAAATCAACGCAAGCAAAACGAAGCGCCATACGTTTAGCCGACTCGTTATGTGTTGGCCGGGATTACCTGGCGGTTGAATGCCGGATCGGACAAAGAATCTCAGATATCAAGCGGTTCGACCTGAAGGACTATTTCGAATACAAGTGGACCTTCTATCCGAGGAAGGGGAACCGTCTTTCTGAGAAACAAGTAACTGTATACTTCCAGGGATATTGCGCGCCAGCTCTGTACATTCTCGCGCATCATAATTTTCAGATGCCGAAGATATCCGAGCAAAAACTTAATCGGGCTATAAAAAGAGTCTGTAAGTTCGTTGGTATCGATCAGGAAATCTCCGTATTCCGCTGGAAGCAAAATAAAAAGATCAAGATCACCGGACCTAAATACGAGCTCATCAGCACGCACACCGGCCGGAAGACTTTCATCACAATCGCCCTCCAATACATGCCGCCGAAAGTGGTAATGGACCTTACAGGTATCGAGAGCTTCGAAACCCTGAATCACTACATGGATGACAGCGACGAGGTGAATGTGGTGAACTACTTGACCAACATCCAGGACAAACCTTTAATGAAGAAAGCACAATGATCTGCGACAAAGTCACGTACGATAATCGGCACGAAGCTGAAGAAGCCATAAAGGGCATTTCTAAAGACAAAGGACCAACCCGGAGTAAGAAACGCCCCGTACGCGCCTATCAATGCCGAGGCTGTGGTAAATGGCATCTCACGTCTGAAAAGAAGAAGCCGCACGCACCTAAATCGGTGACTGTGGAGGTCCACACGAAGGATGCCGTACCACTGAACAAGCCACTGAAGATTTTAGACCTGACCTTCCGGACCTTCGGTGACGAGATGATTCGTGGGAGTGTCTTGAATGAAGTAGAAAACTTAACCCCAAAAACAAAGATAATATGAGTAAAAAAACATCATCATCGGGTAGCATTGGCTTCATCGGCCTGCTTACAATCTTATTCATTGGACTGAAACTCACAAATAACATTACCTGGTCATGGTGGTGGGTGATTTCACCAATCTGGATCACAGTAGCTGTAGTCATTGTGGTTCTCGTCCTGTTGCTTTTGTGGGTTCTTATAATAAAAAGACAATGATGCTGTACTGGATCTCATTTTTATTCCTGGTTATCTCTGGTGGCCTTTTCGGTGTCTACCAGGTTACTCGCTTTCTGATCAATAAGCAGCGACTTTATTCCCCTTGGATGCAGACTCCTACAGTGATTGAGATACACCGATATCGAACCGAGACCGTTGAAAGGACGATGCGGTACATGACTGACCTCGATAAAATGCGTCTGTCTGCATACGGTCCAGAACCATCGCACAAGTTTATTCACAACGATCAACAAAAGCAGTCAATAATTAGGAGTATGGTCAACGATATGGCTAAGGATATGATGAATAGCGGTCTTATTGAAATTCGTGACGAGCAGGATCACTATAACCCGTTTTCGAATCGAATCTCGTTAAAGTGCGATGTATTGATACCTGAAACGAAATTTTGATTAATCAACTTTTTTCAAATGGCACGCGGAGGAAAGAGAACGAATAGCGGGAGGAAAACCAAAGCGGAAGAGCTCGGTCTTCCTCGCCTGATCGAGGATGAGATCGGAGAAGCGGGAAAGCGCACACTAATCCGGGCGATCTATAAGAAAGCGAAAGCCGGATCTTATATGCACCAGCAGATACTTATGCACTACATCTTCGGGAAGCCTCAAGACAAGCTCGATCTTACCAGCGGAGGCAACGAGATGAAGAGTTTTATTTTGAACGTTAAACCAGATCAGGAGGGCGATAATGATGACTAAAAACGGGCTTTGGTATCCAGACGATCTTCATAAGGCAAGACTTCTACCAAACATAACGATTAAACTTTTTTCATGGGTATTGACAGTAAGGATTGATAAATGCAGGAAGGTTCCGAACTCACACTCTCAAACGAGCAGTCCATCGCCTGGCACCGGCTTACGTCGCCGAAGCACAACCACATCACAAGGGTAATTTACGGTGGTCAGGCTGGAGGTGGTAAGTCTTTCCTGATATCGCTCTGGCTGGATTATATGTGCAACGAGTACCCTGGAACTCGCTGGTACATGGCCAGGGAAACCCTGAAGGATATCAAGGAGTCTGTTCTCCTGACCTTCTTCGATGTCACAAAGATCACCGGATCACAATTCAAGTACAATGAGCAGAAAAGCAAAATCACCTATGCGAACGGTTCAGAGATCTACCTTCTTGAAGTCTTCGCCTACCCATCTGACCCAAATTTCGACTCTTTTGGATCTCGAGAGTACACTGGCGGAGCTATCGAGGAAGGGATCACGGTTACAAAACGTGCAGCAGATATCCTTATTTCAAGGACGCGCTACAAACATGATGTGTATAACCTATATCCTAAACAACTTATCACATGCAATCCAGGCGATGGATGGATCAAAGACGAAATAGTAATACCTCAGCTCGAAGGAAGACCACGGAAACAGAACGAGATCTTCATCAATGCAACTCTGGCCAGCAACCCAAATAAAGAGTTCGCGGGACGTTATGCGAAGACTCTTGAAGAAAACCTGGCAGCCTACGACCGGGAACGCCTTCTCAATGGTAACTGGAACGCTAAGCCAAAGAGCGGTGCCGAGTTCCTGAAGGAGTTCAATATCGATCGCCATGTCTTCCGTGGACTTCACAAATACTATGATCCAACGCTTCCGCTGCACCTGGCATTCGATGAAAACCTTCATCCATACATCACTTGCGAGATATGGCAGATCCATAAAGATGGTAACACCCGCCGCGCTCGGCAGTTATTCGAGCTGTGCCTTCCTCCGCCGAAGAACCGGCGCAAGGAGGTCACGAAGGAGATCATCCGGAAATTTCACGGTATCCACCTTGGCGGCGTGATCGTCTACGGTGACGCTACCAGCTGGAAGGATGAGACCGCGAAAGAGCCCGGTGAAAACTTCTTCACTGACATCATGGAAGGGTTAAAGCCGCTCAACCCACGGCTGAAGGTACCCACGAAGAATCCGCCGGTAATGAGCAAAGGAGGGTTCCTCAACCTGATCCTGGAGAAAGGCTACCGGGATATCGTTATCGAGATTGACGCTGACTGTAAAAAGTCCATCGATGACTATGCCTATGCGCCGGAAGATGCTGACGGGGGGATACTGAAGAAGCGCGTCACCGACGCGAATACCGGTATCAGCTTCGAGAAGTACGGCCACAACATTGACGCGATGAGTTACTTTATCTGTGAGGCGTTTCTTTCGGACTTTAATTTTTATTTGGCGGGAGGCAAGAATCCACAATACGATGTTGGTAGTGATCGAGGGTATAAATTCGAACGATGAAAATATTTTACACTTTGTGGTACTTTATAGTGTAAATGAGTCCATCTGAGTGTAACGGTATTTACACGTGCTATACATTGCCGTATATTTAATAAAAAATATGTACAACCCTTTTGAAGATATATTTCAGAAGCTAAATGAGATTAATGAGCGGCTGAAGGTGATTGAAGAAAAATCCCAACTAGGACCGAAGCACATTCCGCTTCCTGAATTTTGTAAAGAGAAAGGGATTACAAGACCAACCGCATACGCTTGGGAGGATCGAGGACTCATCAAAACCGAATTGATCGGAGGCCGGAGGTTTGTTCTGAGTGAATCGATTATTGTAGAATCTAAGTATCAGAGAAAGTGATGGTAAGCAAGGTTTGTAAGAAATGTGGGATTGAAAAACAGTTTGATCAATTCGTTAAGAATAAGAATTGTAAAAATGGCGTCACCAGTGAATGTAACTCATGCGCTCGAGATCGTAAACGCAAGGATTACAAAAAGTATAACGATAACCGAGATAAGGAGTTGCTTAACAAATGGAGGAATCAAAATACAAAAGACTTAGGTGATAGTTATATCAACCAACTGTTTAGACAAGGACGGTTTAAAAAACCGACTGAGGAAATGATTGAATTACGAAGATTAAATATAAAACTAAAGAGATATGTCAAACAATATGAACAACGACTTGAACGCGAAGGAACTAATGGAGATTATAGCCAACCAACTCCGTCAACTCACCTCAACGGACATTAAGAGCCCATACATGGGGAAGTTAATAGCCCAATCGAAAGAGGTCGGCAACCTTGCTGGTAAGGCTATTGCCCTTTCCGCTTACGAACTTGAAAAGAAACGGGTAGGAACGGGTAGCAATCAAAAACTTTTACCTGAATGAATGAGCGCACGATAAAAATCGAGATTGAAATTCCTGAGTCGGTTTATGCCCGACTCTCGGATCACATCGTCACAGCTGTAAACAAAGCGCTGGACGATCGGATCAATGACATTAAGCAGAAGTCCGAGAAATTGACACGTGCAGAAGCTGCAAAAGCTCTTCGTATCAGCTTGACAACCCTCGATAAGCATATCCGATCAGGATATATAAACAGCGAAAGAGTAGGGAAGCGGATTCTTATTAACAAGCGAGATATTGAAGGTATTAAATTCAGTTTGTACACAGAAAAACTACTGAAATGAATGTAGAAATTTTCACATCTAATGAAAGATTTACAATTGAGGATGAGATTAATGGCTGGTTAGAATCAATGAGCGAAGATTCGGAGGAGTTCACTGTTGTTTCTATACAGTTTTCATCGACTACAACCTTGCCAGACACTGTGTTATTCTCATGTTTGATTTATTACGAGTATCAGGTAGACGGCAAAAGGATACGTTGAATATTAGGATAATTCCTGCTTAATTCCCAATTTTGGAAAAATACCATAATCGGGAATGGCCTATCTTCAAAAGTCGGATTATACCCTTTCCATTGCCGTCGATCACCTCGACGAAATTCTCGCACAGGCTGCAAATACATCTGGATTAACTGCGGACAACGTTCTGGCCAATGCGGAAGCGTGGTCCAGGGCTTTGATAAAAAGCTACCTGGTAACCAAATATGACATAGCCACGGAGTTCGCGAAGAATGCCCCGGATGCTACCAGGAACATGCTGGTGATGGGTATTGCGATCGACCTTTCCCTTTGTGCGCTTCATAAGACCATCAATCCCCGAGACATCCCGGAGCTACGATACCAGGCTTGTGAAGCCGCTATGAAATGGCTAACCGATGCCCGGGACGGCACAGTCGTGGTTGATCTTCCGCCTGCTCCTGTTGAGGATGATGAAGTAAACTACAACCGGACATACCTCTCTTCCCAACAGAAGTTTATTTCAAAGCCTTTCACCGACTCTTCACTTTTACCTGATCAGGAACCATGAGTAAGCGCAATAATAAGCACCGTTACGCTATAGGCCACACTGGCAATACTGCCGTAGCTGTAGCTTCACCTGAACAGAAGCCACAGGAGCGCCGTAGTAGTCCGATAAAATACATCCTCGATCAGCAGAAGCTGAGAACTCAGCAAGATCTTTTGAAGTTACGATGGGCTGTCGATTCGGCGGAGAACGTCATCAACTACGATCGTGAACTGTTGCATAACATTTACCGGGACACAGACGACGACCCGGAGCTTTCATCGAACTGGGATAGCCGCAAGATGAAGACAAAGGAGAAGCCGTTCAAGGTGAAGAAAATCGGCTCAGATGAAGAGGACACCGAGCGCACAAAGATCTTAGAAGCGCAATGGTTTTTCGACTGGATCGATGCGTCTCTCGATGCGGATAAATGGGACTTTTCACTTATCGAATTTGGACCCCTTGATCTGAATAAAGGGATGTTTTTGCCTTATAAGATTGGTAAAAAGTATTATGACCCGATCACTGTAATCGATCGTGACAACGTAAAGCCGGAGCTCGGGATCATCACCAGCACACCAGGTATGAGTGAAGGTATTCTGTTCGATGATCCGAAATATTCGGATTACCTAATGTTCATCGGACACCACAAGAGCCGGCGCGGGATTCTTTGGAAAGCGGCAAAGTACATCCTCTTCAAAAACAACGCGCTTGGCAACTGGTCTGAGTGGGCGGAGGTGTTTGGTATGGACAAACGTGTGGGCTATACTGATGCGGATGGTGAGGACCGGAAGGCATTTATTAAGGCAATCCGGGATATTGGTGCCAACGCTTATGGTGTATTCACTTCCCGTGACAAAATCGAATACCTGGGTACGCAGCGGCAGGATGCCTACAAGGTGTACCACGAATTTTGTAAGTACATCGACGAGAAGATAGCAAAGCTTGTATTCGGGCAGGATGTGATCAGTAATAACACCGGGCGCGTAGTGGGCACCGTCGGCGAAAATGTCGCAAATATGTACGGCGACAATGACGCACGGAAGATAAAGAACCTTGTTAACACACGACTCTTCCCGATGATGGCGAACCTCGGTTTTCGTGGCTTTGAAGGGTATTACTTCGATTGGGACACAACCGAGAAGCTGAGCCTGAAAGACAGATCAGATATAGATTCTAAAATCTCGAAGGACATGGGCTTCCAGCACTCGGAGGACTATATCAATAACACCTACGGTACCGAGGTGACAAAGAAAGAAGAACCGGATATGGACCCCGTAAAGATCTCACAGAAACTGAAAGGGATGTATGGTGGAGATTGATGATGTTGTCGCCAAGGAACCTCCGGAGATCAATCCGGATGATTTCATTCCTCCTTTCAGTGATGATGATATGGAGCTGTATCTCCTTTCGGTGTACAATGATGCAATCACAAAGGAGAACCTTTCCGTATCGTACCATGAGAAAGTCGGTGTAACACTCGAGCAGGCTCTCATCATCGGGTTAGGATCTCAAAGTAGTTTTAATTACACATCCGCGCCGTACCAGCTTTATCTGAAGATGCGCGAAAACATTTTCGTTTTCTCTGCGGCAAAGCAGTATCAGCAGGTTCGGATTATGAGCCAGTTTATAACCGATAAAGGAGTGAAATCTACCTGGCCGGAGTTCAAGGAGCTGGCTAAAAAAGTGTTTGTCGAGTTCAATCAGCAGTACCTTAAAACTGAGTGGATAACAGCAATCGGTCAGGCACAGATGGGTAAGGAATGGATCGAAGCTGATCAGAAAAAAGATGTCATTCCCTATCTGCAATACAGAACACAACGTGACGGCCATGTACGCGACGAACACGCGGCACTTGACGGGATCACGCTGCCTGTCGGCCATCCCTTCTGGAACAACTACATGCCTAAGAACGGATGGAACTGCAGGTGTTTTACCGTCTCCCGTGAGAGGGCAAAGGTGACAGATCTTTCTACACGGGATCTCTCGGCACTGGCTGATGAGAAGAAATTCCCGAAGGTGTTCCAGATGAACCCTGGTAAGGACGGACTCGTTTTCAATCCGAAGCATCATCCCTATTTCTTTGTAGCTCGTGGTGATGCCGGACTGAAGGCGAATAATTTTAATCTCCCAATACCATGAGCAAGTTCAGGTTCAGAGAGAAGGCGCGAAAGTTCCGGTCCCGGAAGTCTGGAATATTGGAGAAGATGGCCAACAATGCCGTGACCTTCTTTAAAGTGGATAGCTTCGACTCAACATCCTGGAATGGGGTACCGTGGGCACCGAATAAAGAGCAGTCCGGGAGGCAACAACTCGTAAAGACTGGCCG